GCCCCCAATCTATCACGACTCAGCGAGTCTTTGGAAATAACTCAAGTCATCATCTTCATCATCAAAAGAGGATGAAACACTTTGAGCTTTCATTCCACCAGACTTTCCCTCACGAATCTCTTCAACAGAGGGAGTTGGCATACGACCATCATCTTCATCTTCAAAAGACTCATCTTTAGGAGCAGAGGATGATTTGCCAAGAACAACTTCAAGACGATCCTTGAGCTGTTCATAAGATTTAAACTTGTCTGCAGCAATAATCTCATTCAGAGAATATTCTTTCTTCCACAGAGCTTCCAGTGCATCATCATCACCATCAAGCAAAGCAGAAGGACGTGCAAATTCAGAACTATCATAGTTCCAATAACCAGCAACCTTTTTGATCTTCAGTTTAAAATCAGCACCTTGCCAAAAGTCAAAAGGATTGAGTGCTTCTTCATCTTCAAATTCAGGATTCATGGCAGCTTGAATCTTATCAAAGATTTTCTTACCGTATTTAAAGAGGAATACTTTACCCTCATTGCCAGGATTTGCAGGATCCTTGATTACATAAATGTTGCTGTAATAAGACATCTTGCGTTTGCGACCACGAGCAATTTCTTTGTTAGCATCAGAGCCACTATTCCACAGAAGAGTATTTGCTTCGCAAATAGGACATTTACCACCAGTGGTAGTGAGGCAGTTGTCAATCAACCAACCACCAGTTCCTTGGAAAGCATGATTATACATTTTCACCCAAGGAATAATACCTTCATCTTCAGGGGCAGGAAGAAAACGAATAACTGCATAGCCATTACCAGTTTTATCTACTTCAGGCTTCCAAATGCGATCATCAGTATTGGAAGCACTGCTATTCAGTTTTTCAACTTCTTTTTGAAGTTTGGCAGTCAAGCTGCCGAGAGAGGATTGTTTCTTAAGATTAGAAAACGACATTGGATTAATTGGATACGTTGGATGTGGTCTTTGTTAGTATAGCAGGATCACTTGCGAGTGTCAAGTGCCTTTTCCATGTTTTTAATTTTCTGGTCAAGATAATCAAAAATTTCTAACATGCTTAAATTTGATGGTATTCCCATCCGTGTAGCTACAATTTTCATTCTATCAATCATAGCTCTAGCATCTGGATCATCGGAAAGAGAAAATCTCATGTAGAGAATTTTCTGCTTTTCAAATAAATCCTTCAGCAATTGCATGTAATGTTTTTTCTCTTCATAATCAAATGTTGTTGCAAAGCCCAGAGTGCTTTGCATAACTCTTTGTTGCAAAGCACTTATTGCAGCTACTTCTTCTTTGACTATTTCGGAGTCAAAGAAATCACTCATCTGCTTTGGCTTCTTCAGCTACTTCAGGTGCAGGTGCTTCTTCCTTTGGAAGTTCAACTCCCTGTCCCTGCAGGTATTCAATAATACCTTGAAGCTTCACAGCAAGATCACGCTTTTCAGCTACTTGCCCTTGAAGCTTTTGCATGTCATCAAGCAATTCTTTTTGTTGCTCAATGCAAGCTTTCAGATGTTGTTGTTGATCAGTCAGTTCCATGAATTAATTTCTCCTTTAGAATTTTTTTAAAGTTTGTCGAATCGATATTTAAAAATGGTCGATACTTTTTAATTTTAAAGCTATAAAATTGCCAAATAGGATCGTCCAACATTTTATCATAATCATCCACAAAATGCAAGATCATATCTAAAATCACAAGTGTCTCAATAGACACCTTATTTATCATATGCTCTTTAAGCAACTTGGAGTGATTACCGATCTTGCATTTAATTACATCATCAATAGTTTGATCATCAAATAAATGAGAGATCTCTTCTCTAAACTGATAGGTTAATTTTTCAGATCGTGTCTTCCATTGAGTGTAATAATCATTTCCCGAATTAATGATTTCACCAATCCAAAGTTTTTGTGGATTATCACATTCAATAAAATTTGCTAGAAAATATTCCTTGATCTCTTGATCACTTTTTTGTCTCGACATTTTTTCAAAAAAGTATCGATCCTTTCTTTTATGAAAAGAATCTGGTGTTGCTTTTGTTTTGCCGTTGTATTTAAAATAATCAAAAGATGGTTTTGAGAAATGATTCTTGAATGCCAGATATGTCCTATAGCAATCAATAGGAGTCATTTTAAATTGCAAGTTTTGCCTTTGACGAACGACGCAAATAATTTAGTTCCATTGCTTCGCATCTAATTCTTTCTTTCAAAGGTTTAGATAAAAGTTTTGGAACGTTTTCTAATTCAATACTATACTGTTCACAGTATTGAACAATTGCTTCTATGTAATTGATGTTACCAGACTTAACAAAATTTTCAATATCAGTTGAAAATTTTGCTTGATTTAAAAATTTACTTTTTAACTCTTGTTCCAGTTCTCGTTCATTTACTACTTCCATATTCTGTTAATTTGTCCTGTACGAATTGGTTAATGTACTTCTTCAATAATACAATATACTCCTTCTTATCTCTTTTGTCAAATACTTTAACCTCACCATCAGGAGTTACCATGATAGTAATAAGTTTTTTAACAACTTTTTGAGTCATCTCATAATACATACAAGCGTAGGCAACTTCTTGTACGAAATACTGTTGGATCCACGCTTCTGGTTTTATTTTTTTAGAAGTTTTAAAGTCAATAATTGCAAGCTCACCTTCATATTCAGCGATGCAATCTACTCGTCCAGCGATACCTAACACATCGCTATACAAACATTTCTCAATAGCATGAATATTATTTATCTTATCTAGAAACGGTTTAGTGGCATCAAACATGAATTCAATTTCTGGAGATTCATGTTCAACAACTTTATTTTCTAGATAATCTTGTGCGGATTTGTGAAAAGAAGTTCCTCGTGTAGTAGACTCTTTGATAACTCGATCAGCTTCTTTATCACCAACTTTTGCTCGCCAATCTTTAAAAACTTGACGATTGTAATGTGACGTAATCGAAGTGATAGATGGATACAAATTCCCTGTGGATGGAGAAGGATAGTATCGGTTTCCATCCACATAGGTTGTTTCCATTTCAGGAAACTCAATATCAAGGTGAGTAAACATTAGAACCCCAGTGCCAATTTATTAACGATGTAGGATTTTACTAAACCAGATCTGACAATATCTTCAACCCCAAATTCAATACAGTCAAACTCAGGCATAGCCATAAGAATTTTGGTGAAATCGATGATACCATTGCGTTCATTGGTTTTGATCAAATCGGATTGAGTTGCATCACCACAGAACATGATCTTACAATTTTCACCAACACGAGTGATGATAGAATCAAGTTCATGGAAATTCAAGTTTTGACATTCATCAATTAGAAGAATTGAATTATCAAACGTAGTACCACGGATGAATGAGGTTGACCAGAATGAGATAGTTTCTTGCGTTTTAAGATTGCCATAGAGCATCTCAAAGGAAGGATCATCAGGCATCTCAAACATATATTTTACCATATTCTTATAAGGAATCTGATAAAGTGAAGATTTATCTTCATGGTCTCCAGGAAGAAAACCAATCTCTCTGGTTGCAACTAGTGATCGTACAATATAAAGTTTTTCATATGGAGTGGTGGAATCCAGAACATCACGCAATGCGAGATACATGGTGATGAATGTTTTACCTGTTCCAGCAGCACCATAGGCAAAAAGATTTTGTCCCTTTTCATAAGCATCAAAAAGAACTTTTTGATTATCTGTAAGGGGTTCAATGTCAATTAGAAAATCGTCATTGATTGGCTTCTTACGACGAAGCTGTTTGGCACTCATGCCGATGCCAACTTGAGAGATTTGTTTTTTTCTTGCCATGTAATTTACTTATAGGGTTTTACTACAGAACCAGGAATTTTTGAAACACGATGAAGAACTTCATTCCATCCACCATCGGTTTTATTTTGGAAGTCGCCAACACCACTAACGGCGCTTGCAGTTCCAGCAGACCAGTCTTTATCCCAGTCTGGATTTTCTTTTCTCCATTTATCATACTCTACCATAGACATGTAGAGTTCTTGTTTTTCTCCAGTTACTTTATTAAACACAGGATATGTTGGCATAAGACCTCCTATTCAATTAAAATTGCTGATTGATCGTTACATGTCCAATCAAGTGCTTCAGCAATTGTTGGAAACTTACTGACAAATACACAGCGACATTGCTCTGCAATCATCATATGTTCTTTTTGTGTGCCATGTGCAGATCTAAGATTGATATAATGAATCCAAGATCTAGCACTGCCTGTCATATAAATTTTGGTTGGAGTTGCAATTGGAAGTACAAATCTAGCACATTCCTTTGCCACACCATTCTCAAGAAGTTTATTATAAAGATCTTGAGATTCTTTAAAGTGCATCTCAATCATCCCCTCCATGTATGCTTTGTCACGAGGATTCAAATCATCAATTGAATTCTGACGATTTTTTGTATCTTGACGGCGCAGATCTGGAATTTCAATTTGGTCAGCAAGCAGATTAGTATCTGCATAACGCTGCGAAAATTCTTGGAATGTAAAACTTCTATGACGTAAAATTTGAGCAGCAATTCCTCTAGTCGTATTAATTTCTAGAGTCATGTAAGCTTGCTCAAAGATACTCCAATGCTCATGTTTGATGCAGTATTTGAGAAGTCCTGCTGCAGTATCAAAGTTAAGTTGATTATTTGGATTACTGACTCTAGCAATATATGAAATTACTTCTTGTGCATTTTTATTGATCAATTCACCAGCACCTTGAGTGATGGCAATCAATTTTACATTATTCATAGAAATGAAAATAGACTACAGTATTATACAGTATTGTTTTGAGAAAGTCAAGTTATTTTTTGGGTGGCTTTGAAACTCCAGTTCCAGTGATGCCAAGTTGCTTTCTATATCTTAAAGTATTTTGCATTGCTTGCTGACGTTCTCTATTGGCAGCAGCAATATCTCTTTCTCTTTGACCACCAATTCCCGTAGTTCGTGATAACTGTCTAAGGGCATAAGCGCCAATTCCGCTCTTATCAACAGTATCTCTAGATGCTACAGAAGCTCTTGCAAGATATGTTGCTTTACCACCACGGTATGCCAGATCTCCTACTCTACCACCAGGGAGAATCTGTGTTTTGGGAAGTTGTACCGTCTTTCCACCAGTGGTAACTGTGTTGGCTTTTTGATTGAAAGTAGTTGGTCTTCCAGTTCCTACAATCCCAGACCCTTTAGTAGCACCATAAACATTAGCTTTTGATGCCTGCTGTCTAGAAGATTGAACAGCTGCTTGAACACGTTGATTGCTTAATCTATCAGATTGTTTTGCACGAGCAGCATCAATTTGTTTCATTCTTTCTTTACCACCAAAAGGATCTTCTAACTTTTTAATCACACTTGATGCTGCGGATTGTCCTGCAGTGTATCCAAGTGCGCCAGCAACAACACTTCCAGGAATATTAATCCAAGGATTTTTAGGAAGAATTCTAGATGCAGCAGTTGATGCTGCGGTCATGCCTGCAAGTCCACCACCAGCTTCGGCAGATGCTTTTGGAAGAGCTGTTGCTAATGGTTCTCCTTTTGCTTGCCTCTCTTTTGTGCCTGCGTAAATATCATACCCAGTAGCACCCACAGTTAGAGCACCCATTGCTCCTCGACCCAATCTCCCTAACGCACCAGATTGATTTGGTGTTTGTGTCTTTGGAGGTTCTGGTGGAGGAGTTGCTCCTCC